CTCCCGCGTGCTACAACTGCAAAAGATGGCCGAGGAAACGGGCGACGAACGCTTTATAGAGGGCGTGCGCATCATCCAAGAGAGCTACCAACCCACGCCCTCGAAAGACTACATCCGCGCGGCGGTACGTGACGAGTCGGGCGCCTGGGTGGCTGTCCCTTTAAGCATGACGGACGTATGATCATCGCAGTAGACTTTGACGGAACGATCCACGACGGCCAATGGCCGAGGATCGGCGAGGCGATGCCTGGGGCGCGTGAGGCGATCAACGCTCTGCGCGCCGAAGGGCACTACATCATTATCTGGACATGCCGCGAAGGGCGCCAGCAAACGGAGATGGTGAACTGGCTGCTTGAAAAGGGCATCGGCTTCGATCGCATCAATGATCATCAGCCGGATCAGGTGGTGGCCTATGGTAGCGACGCGCGCAAGGTGTATGCGCATTGCTACGTGGACGATAAGAACGTAGGCGGGATGCTCCCGTGGAAAGATATTGCCGCGTGGATCCGCCATCGGGAAGCGGCCTACCGGGCGGCACAGGAAGCAACAGACGGCAAGGCATGAAAGAGATGGCGGCGGGGATGATTCATATCGGTCTGTTCGATGGCATCGGCGGGTTTGGCATGGCGGCCGCATGGTGTGGCATCGAGACGGTCGTATCGTGTGAGATCGGCGCATTCGGTTCCGACGTGTTGGCCTCCCTGTTCCCCGCCGCCTATCATCATAAAGACATCCGCACACTGACAAAAACGATCATCGATGAAAGACTTATTCCACGATTCGGCGCCGACTACGGCCGCCGTACGATACTCACCGGGGGCTTCCCCTGTCAGCCATTCAGCACGGCAGGGAGGCGCCTCGGAGCGGAAGATGACCGTTACCTCTGGCCGGAAATGCTGCGCATTATTGGAGACGTCCGACCGCGCTGGGTTATTGGTGAAAACGTTGCTGGCATCCTCTCGATGGTACAACCGCCTCACGTCACTACGATGGAAAGCGATACCGATTTGTTCGGAACGGGTGATGAGATTCAGACGGAGTACAGACAGTTCACCGTCCACCGGATCTGCAAAGACTTTGAGGCCATTGAATATACCGTCTGGCCGGTGGTTATTCCGGCTTGTGCCATCGAGGCTCCTCACCGACGTGACCGAGTGTGGTTCCTCGCCTCCGATGCCGCCGCGGACGGTGCTGATCGATGGCCGGCCAGTCGACCTGCCTCCACGTCTGTTGCCGACACCGATGACAAACATCAAGGGGGCTGGGCTGAATGTGAACAGCAAGAAAATGGCAGCGAAGAAGGAAGCCATCTACTTGGAGAATGCAGTAGCTGGACTCGTAGTCCGCGCGGGTGTTTCTGGGATTTTCCGAATGAATCACCGGTTCGCACTGACGATGATGGGATATGCCCCGAATCACTGCGCCGCCGGATACGAGCGGATTTTGCGGACTGTCTGTCTGATGATGAAATCGAAGAAGCTATCCACCGCGCCGATAAACGATTCAACGAAGAAGCCCTAAGAGCGGCCGGCAACGCGATTGTCCCGCAAGTGGCTTATGAGATTATACGGGGGATTGTAGAGATAGAGCGGGGGGAGCATTTTCCTGACGTCAGGAAAGAAGCAGACAAGATATAAGAGTAAGATGTTATAAATTTCTTTTGATTGGGGCGGCCGGAGTCCGGGATGGATAGGCCGCCTTTGCTGTATATAGGCGGGTGACATTGTGTCTATCTTTTCGCCTGCCAAATCGTCGCCCTTTCCCTCCGCTTTTGCTTCCTTTGCAAAAGCAAGGACAAGCAATCAATGATGACCGGACAGAACCAGACGAAAGAGGGGCAGAACCAGACGAAAGAGACGGAGGAAAATCCTTCCATGTGTTTGACACGGGTGGAGCGTCGCGAGGCGCGCCGCCGGCTGATGGCCGCACGCTTCTATTACTGGACGGAGGTGCGCCGTCGCCGCTTCGATGATGTGATGCATATTCTGTCCGAGCATGAGTTTTTCGTAGACGAACGGTCTATTATGGACGTGCTGCGTGGGGTCAGCCACTACCTGTCTGACCTACACACCCGCCGCGAAACAGCGGCCGCCCTCCGCCGTGCTTACCCCTCGTGGAACTGGGAGGGGTAAAAAAACGCTTTCAATACCTTTTCTTATTCACCGGCCGCGTGCCGATCGACCATGCCGTGGGGGTGATGGCGGCAACCTTACGCTGAGCCACGAAGTAACCCCCTTCCACTGCGTCTGGGCCGTCGGCCGGGGCGGGGAGTCCATCATCGAAGAGCTTAAACTGTTCCTCGAGCCGCTGCATGTGGGGATTATCCTTTTCGGCGATGTTGAAAATCAGGTTGCCCGCCCGATTGAGCGGCTCGAGATTACCCTCGATGCGGGCGAACTTATCCGGTTTGGCTCGCTCGTCGGGTGCGATAGAGATGATGAATTTCCGTTCGATGGCCTTTTGCAGGAAAAGCGGCTTGAACACTTGATCGTAGAAGGGATCCTGTAGCTTATTATTCTCGATGTAGTTGTAGATCGTTGTACGGTCACGGACGTAATCCTTTTGGTAGTAGTACCAATTGACGAACTCATCATTGGTGACATGGTCGAGGAAGGCCGTAATGACATACAGGCGGCCATCCAAAATACCCAAAAGCACATTCGACTTAAACGATCCGAGCGCTTTCACGCCCTTGCGGTGCGTGGTACGATTGGAGGGTGCCGGGTCGCCATAACTAATGAGGAAGGGAAACTTATTAAGCGGGGGCACGGCACCCCATGTGATCTCTTTGAAGTACGTCCCTTCAACCACCGGGTTGTTGAAGCATTCCTTTTGCACTGAGGCGGCCGACACCTGCGCGAGTACTTCGTCGATCATCGCCTCCGTATTCTTTTCCGGCCAGACCGAAACGCCCTCAGCAAAGTCTCGCTTGGGGTCGGGGCGGCGGATGTCTACCATTCGGATATTGATGATGTCCCAATTCCCCAGCGGCTTATTCCGCCCGGCCAGCTCACGGGCACGCGCCCCGGCACGGGCAATGCAACAATCACGGGCGATGATGTTGCCACACCAAATAACCAACAGGGGCTCGCTGAAAGAGCGTGTAAAGTAGAGGGCTTGTTCGAACCAGTTCCATTTATCGGCGATGATTTCAGGATTGCGGCATTCTTCATCCGTGTCGAAATCGTCGGGCAGGATGACGTCTGGGCGCACCTCGTCGAGCTTGAAACCGCGGGGCGACTGGCGGGCACCCACGGCAAAGAAGGAAACGCCTCGGGCGGTGATAAAATGTTCCTCCGTCCACTTTGTGCCCCGCTGATTGCCGTAATAGAAGGCGATTCGTTTGTTGGCCTCGAGCTGCGCCCGGTAGACGCGCAGCAGGCGCTCGGCATTGTCGCTACTGTTGGAGGTCAAAAGGATGTTCCTCTTGCGGCCGGTGAGCGCTAAAAACATCACAACGAACATCACCGTGGTACTTTTTGACAGCTCACGCGCCCATGAGAGCACCTCGTACCAGTTACCCTCCGTGGCTTGCCGAATGATGCGGGCGATAGCCTTCTTTTGGAAGCCTGCAAAGTCATATTTGGCGAACCGTGGGAACAGCTCTTTGATCCATTCGAGGGGATGCGCCTCGAGCCATTGGCGGCGCTTTTCGCGTTCGGCCACGGGCATGGCGCGATCGATGGCCGTTTCTTCGCGGATGGATTGCAGGTATTGCTCCCATTCCTGTAAAGCCTGTTTGTCCGTCAGCTTCATCGGAGCATCTCTTTAATGTATTGATCGAATAGGGCACTGACTTCGATGGCCTTTGTGGGATCGAAGGCGCGCAGCCAATTCAGTAATGCCTGCGATACATTGATCACATCGCGGACACCGCTACCGGCTTCCATTTCCATAATGTCGCGGCGCAGGTCGCGGCGGGCGAGGCGCTCATCTTTGGTAGCAAATCGCTCGCCCTCGGGGCGCCCGGCGATGTTGGCATCGATCTCGCCCAGCTGCTTATACGCGGCCAGTAGGGCCTGTTCGCGGCTTTGGGTGAGGGATCGCTTTTCATCTTTCCACCCGTCATCCTTTGCCCATTTCCCAATGGTGTTTTCAGACACGCCGAGCCACCCGGAAATTTCCTTGAACGTCCAATGCTGATAAAAGAATTTGAGCCGTGCCAGTTCACGCTGCTGCTGGCGGGCGGCCTTCGTTCCGCCTTTGGGGGGTTGTTTATCCATCTTACTCTACCTGTTACATTAGCAATTATACCTGACAAAATT